GCCGCGCGCACAGAATTTCAAATTTGAGCCACCCCCCTCGCCGGAGGCGGCTCTTTTTTGTCCGCCCAACAGCCGAGGCCTCGGCGACAAGGAGAACCCATCGCCATGGGAAACACCCTGATACACCCGACCCTGGAGAAGCTCGTCGTTCCGGTTTCCGGGCTGAAGCACTACGGGAAGAATCCGCGCCGCGGCGACCTCGACGTCATCGCCGACTCGTTGCAGCGCAACGGCCAGTACAAGCCGATTGTGGTGCGTGCGGGCACGAATGAGGTCCTGGCCGGGAACCAGACGCTGATGGCTGCCCGGGACAAGCTGGGGTGGACGGAGATCGCCGCGACGTTCGTGGATGTGGATGACGACGCGGCGGCGCGGATCGTGCTGGTCGATAACCGCACCTCCGATCTGGCGTCCTACGACACCCCGGAGCTGGTCGAGCTGCTCGAGTCGGTCCCTGACCTCGCGGGGACCGGTTTTGATGCGGCCGCGCTTGATGCGCTGTACCGGCTGCAGGAGCCGGCGGAGGCACCTGCCGACGCCGATGAGGTCCCCGAGGCGCCTGCGCCGATCACGAAGCCCGGCGACGTGTGGCTGCTTGGGGAGCATCGCGTGATTTGCGGTGACGCGACGGACCCGGTCGCCTGCCGGACGCTTCTTGGGGAGGAGCGTCCGGATTGCTTGTGGACGGACCCGCCATACGGGGTCGAGTACGTGGGGAAGACCAAGGAGGCTTTGCGGATCCAGAATGACGGCGCTGCGGGTTTGGGGGCGCTCCTGGCCGATGCTTTCCCGGTCGCCAGGGAGTTTCTGCGGCCCGGGGCGCCGGTGTATGTGGCGCATGCGGATACGGAGCGGGTCACGGTGGAGGGCGCGTTCCGGGGTGCGGGTTTCCTGTTCCGGCAGAACCTGGTGTGGGTCAAGAACACCATGGTGATGGGCCATTCGGATTACCACTACCAGCACGAGCCGATCCTGTACGGTTTCGCTCCGGGCGCGGAGGGGCGGCTGGGTAGGGGCGGGCCGCGCTGGTACGGACCCGACAACGCGACGACCGCGTTCTTCTACGACAAGCCCGCCGCGTCCCGGGAGCACCCGACCATGAAGCCGGTGCAGCTGATCCTCGCCATGCTCTCGAACTCGCTGCGGCCTGGCGGGCTCATCCTGGATGTGTTCGGCGGCTCCGGGTCCACGCTCATCGCAGCGGACATCCACGGCGCCAAAGCCCGGGTCATTGAGCTGGACCCGCGCTACGTGGACGTGATCTGTGCCCGCTACCAGAAGAGCACCGGCCAGGCACCGGCCCGCCCGGACGGCACCATGGTCGATTTCCTGGTCCCGGAGGTGGTCTGAGATGGCAGCGCCGGCAACCTCGGCGGCGCGTGGCCGGAAGGCTGTGCCGCGGAACCTGAAGCTGCTGCAGGGCATCGCCCCGGGCAAGGATTCGGGCGGGCGCGTTGTCCCGCCGGAGGTCCCGTTCAAGCGCGGCCCGCTGCCGAAACCGGCGGGCCTGTCCCCGGACGCGTCCTGGCTGTGGGATTTCGTGGTCGAGCAGATGGAATCGGTGGGCCTGCTTAAGCCGTTGGACGCCGCTTCCCTGGAGCCGGTGTGTGAGACGTTCGCCAGGATGCGCGAAGCCGTGCGGTGGCGGCAGCAGCACGGTCTGGCGTCGAAGAACTCCCAGGGTGTGGGCGTGGCCTGGTGGATCCGGATTGAAGCGGAGGCGGCGCGGGATTTCCGCGCCTGGTGCGCCGAGTACGGTCTGACGCCGGCGGCGGAGAAAAACCTCCGCAGCGAGGACGGCGACGATGGCCGACTCAAAGACAACCCGTTCCAGTAAAGGCGGCGCCGGGGAAGCTTTCGGGATGCCCACGGCGGCGGTGCTGCGGCGGCTGAGGATCAGCCCGGAGGTCGCCTGGTACCTGGTGTCCCGGGGCATCCCGTTCCCCGAGTGCGTGCCCCTGGTGAAAACCCCGGAGCCGCGCCTGGTCAAGGGTGCCGCGTTCGACGCCGAAAGGGTCGACCACGTCCTGGCCGCGTTCTCGAACCTGCGGCACACCCAGGGCGACTTCGCCGGGCAGCCGCTGAACCCGGACCCCTGGCAGATCGCGTACATCATCGCCCCCGTTTTCGGATGGGTGCGCCGCAACGAGGCCGGTCGCTGGGTGCGGATCATCCGGAACGTGTACGTCGACCTTCCCCGCAAGAACGGGAAGTCGACGCTGTGCGGCGGCCTGGCGATCTACCTGACCGCCGCCGACGGGGAAGCCGGGGCGCAGGTCCTTGCCGCCGCGACCACCGCCGGACAGGCAGGGTACGTGTTCGGGCCGATCAAGCAGCTCGCCACGGTCGCGCCCGCCCTGCGCGGGCACGTCCGGGCCCTGCAGCACCGGATCATCCACGCCCGGTCGAACTCGTACTTCGGTGTGGTGTCCTCCGTCGCCGAAGCGCTGCACGGCGCCAACGTCCACGGCGCCGTGATCGACGAGCTCCACGTCCACAAAACCCCGGACCTGGTCGAAGCGATCGAGACGGGCACCGGTTCCCGGTCCCAGCCGCTGATCGTGAAGATCACGACCGCCGACGACGGGCGGCCGAACAGCATCTACGCCCGGAACCGCCGCTACGTCGAACAGCTCGAAGCCGGGGTGTTCAAGGACCCGTCCCGATACGGGGTAGTGTTCGCCGCCCTGGAAACGGATGACCCGTTCGCGGAGTCGACCTGGAAGAAAGCGAACCCGGGTTACGGGATTTCCCCGACGAAGGAGTCCATGCGGGAAGCGGCCGAGCAGGCGAAGAACTCGCCCGCGGAGCTCGCCTCCTTCCTGCGGCTGCGGCTGGGGATCCGGACGAAGCAGACCACCCGCTTCCTGGACCTGAAGGCGTGGGACCGCAACGCCGGGCACCTGGACGAAGCCGCGCTCGAAGGCCGGGCCTGCTTCGGCGGCCTGGACCTGGGCTCCGTTTCCGACCTGACCGCGCTGTGCTGGCTGTTCCCCAAAGAGGGCGGCCGGTACGACGCGATCTGGCGGTTCTGGACCCCGGAAGAGAACCTCGACGCCCTGGACAAGCGCACCGCCGGTGCCGCGTCCGTCTGGGTCTCCCAGGGCTGGCTCGACCTCACCCCGGGCAACGTCACCGACTACGACTACGTGAAGGCCGCCGTCCTGGCCGACATGGACCGCTTCAACGTGACAAGCGTGGGTTACGACCGCTGGAACGCGACGCAGATCGTCAACGACCTGACCGCCGAAGGTGTGCCGATGGTCAAGGTCGGGCAGGGCGTCGTCTCGATGAACCCGGCCTTGAAGGAAATCCAGCGGCTCGTGCTCACCGGCACCCGGGCCGAGCCGGCGCTGCAGCACGGCGGGAACCCGCTGATGCGCTGGATGGTCGACAACCTGGCGGTCGCGACCGACCCGGCCGGGAACGTCAAGCCGGACAAGGCGAACTCCGGGGACAAGATCGACGGCGTTTCGGCGCTGGCCAACGCGGTCAGCGAAGCGCTCGGCACCGCCCAGCAGCGCTCCGCCTACGAAAGCAGCGACCTCATCATCGCCTGAAAGGGGACCCGGTATGCGCCTCAAACACGGCTCCACCGTCCGGATCGCCCTCATCGACGGGACCACCGTCGTCGGAACCGTCCGTTTCTCCTGGCGGTGGCGGACCATCAAGCTCGCCGATGTCCTGACCCAGACCCGGAACGGGGAGATCGCCGCAGACGGCTACCTGCTGATCCCGGCCCGCAGCGTGCTCTTCGCCCAGGTCGGAGGGGGTGAGTGATGGGCGCGATCATCAAAGCCGCCAGCGGCGAAATCGTCCAGATCGGCTCCTTCGAAGGGCGCGGCTTCCCGGTCCTGACCACCTGGGGCACCCCCTGGGTGTCCAGGGACCAGGGCATCCCGCTGAACCTGTACTCCCCGCCCGGGTACCCGATCGAGCCGATGACCATGTGGAAGACCCAGCCGGCGCTCCGCAAAGTCGTCTCGTTCGCGGCCCGCCAGGTCGGGTCCATCCCCTGGCACGCCTACCGCAGGGTGTCCGACACCGACCGGCAGCGGGTCCAGGGCTCCCCGGCGGAGGGGAAGCTGAACCGGCCGCAGCGCTTCCTGACCGGATACCGGCTGTGGCGGGACGTCGCGGTCGACGCGATGCTCTACGACCTGTTCTGCGTGCTGAACCTGGACGGCACCCTGGTGCGGATTCCGCCGCGGCTGCTGGAGATCCGCTCGGACTTCCTGGGCCAGGTCATCAAGATCATCCTCCGCACCCCCGGCGACGATGCAGACATCGACCTGACGGACGCGCCCTTGGCGATGTCCTTCGGATGGTCCGCGAACGGCGGCGGCGGGGTGTCCCCCCTGGTCACCCTGGCGCAAATCCTCGAGGAAACCCGGCGCTCCGTCGAATGGCGGGCATCCCAGTGGGAGAACTCCCCGAAGATGTCCGGGCTGCTGAAACGCCCGGCGGACGCCCCGGCGTGGAAGCCCGAACAGCGGGACCGTTTCCTCGAGTCGTGGCGGACGTGGCGGGACACCCCGAAGGCCGGTGGTTCCCCGCTGTTGGAGGACGGCATGTCCTACGACCAGCTCGAGGGCATCAAACCGGTCGACGCGAAGGACATCGAGGGCAGGCAGCTCACGGACGCGGAGGTCGCGTCCGCGTTCCACATCCCGCCGGAGCTTGTCGGCGCCAGGGAAGGCAACTTCTCCAACATCACCGCGTTCCGGCAGATGCTCTTCGGCCCCACCCTGGGTCCGGTGTTCACCGAGATCCAGCAGGCGGTCAACGCCGGCCTGCTCGGCAGCCTGGACGCGACCGCTGACCTGTACGTCGAGATGGACCGCGAATCGGCGATCAACGGGTCCTTCCTGGAGCAGGCGAAGCTCCTGTCCACGCTCGTCGGCGGGCCGATCATGACCCGCGCCGAGGGCCGGGCGAAGCTCAACCTCCGCTTCATCGAGGGCACCGACGAGCTCATCGTCCCGATGAACGTCACCGAGGGCGGGCAGGCATCCCCGCAGGACAGCGGAACGCAAAACGAGGGCGACGATTCCGCGCCCGAACCACCTGAATAGAGAGGGCGGCCCGGCCATGGACCCGATCCTGCTGTCGAAAAACTACTCGGCCACGGCCGAAGCCACCGAAGGTGGTCCCCCGGGTGAATTCACCGCGCTGGTGTCCGCGTTCGGGAACGAGGACTCCCAGGGCGACATCGTCGAGAAGGGCGCCTTCACCGAAACCCTCAAGGAATGGGAGGGCCGCGGCCGCCCCATCCCGGTGGTGTGGGCGCACAAGTTCGATGACCCGGAGATGTTCCTGGGCCACTACACCGCCGCGCAGGAAACCGACGCCGGGCTGCAGCTGACCGGCCTGCTGGACCTCGACCACCCCAAGGCCGGGCGCGTCCACAAGCTCATGAAGTCCGGCCTGGTCGTCGAATTCTCCATTTCCGGGCTCGTCCGCGAATACGAGCTCATCGAGAAGGACGACGACGAGGACGAGGACTTCTGGGGATGGTTCGCGCCGATGCGGATCAAGGACATCGACCTCTGGGAGGCCGGTCCCTGCTTCAAGGGCGCGAACGCGAACACCGAGCTGCTGTCCATCAAATCCCTCGCCGCCCGGGTGCCCATCCTCCGCAAGGAAGGCAGGGTCCTGGCGCAACGACACGTGGATTCCCTCAAGGAAGCCCACCAAAAGCTCGGCGACATCATCGCAGCCGTCGAGAAGCCCGAACCGGAGGACGCGGCCGGTGCGGAGAAATCCCGGAATGCCGGGGAGCAAACAGTCCAGCAGACCGCTGTTGTGACCCCAAATGTTCGGGCGCTGCTCGAGCTGAACACCATCCACTAACAAGGAGACCCAGCATGGATCCCAAGGAAAGGCTCGCAGCGCTCGTCAAAGAGGCTGCTGACCTCCGCACCAAGGCGCAGGGCGAGGACTTCACCGAAGCCGACGCCCAGCGCGCCGAGGAGATCGCCAAGGAACACGGCGAACTGACCGCACTCCTGGTCCGGCAGAAAGCCGCCGCCGACGCCCTCGCGTTCGCCGGCGCCGGAACCGACACCCAGTCCACGGACGGGGACGTCACCGACTCGCCGGTCGCGAAGACCCTCGGCGAAGCGTTCGTGAAGTCCGACGCCTACCGCGGCTGGCGCAAGGCGCACCCCTCCGGAGTCGGGAAGGGCACCCCGATCAGCATCAAGGCCGGGAACCTGGGCATCCGCAAGGTCGACCCTGCCCCGCTGAACACCCCGGACGCCGGGAACGCCCGCGCCGTCCGCACCGGGGACGTCGACGATCTCGTCTACCGTCCCGAGCGGCGCCTCTTGGAGGTCATCACCCGCGGCACCACAGGCCTGCCGTGGTTCCAGTACCGCCAGGTGATCTCCAAGACCAACAACGCCTCCCTGGTGAATGAGGCGGTCACCTCGACCGGCACGGACGCGGCCGGTGGCCTGAAGCCGCTGTCCACCCTGGAAACGACCACCGCCGAAGCCAAGGCGTTCACCTACGCCGACGGCATGGAAGTCACCAATCAGGAACTCTCCGATGACGGGATCATCCGGACCCTGATCGACTCCACCCTGCGGGAGAACCTGGACATCCTCACCGAGGACGTCCTCCTCAACGGCGCCGGAACCGCCGACGAGCCCGCAGGCATCCTCGCCACCTCCGGGGTGCTGCAGCAGGCCTTCGTGACCGACGCGGTCACCTCAATCCGCAAGGCCATCACGAAGCTGCGCGTGACCTCGGGCGCCACCATCCGCGGTGTGCTCCTGAACCCGGAAGACGACGAGGCCTGGGACCTGCTCAAGGACCTGGACGGCCGCTACCTGGGCCAGGGACCCTTCGGGACCGGGCCGGGCACGGCGTGGGGTTACGAGCGCATCGTGTCCCAGTCCATCGCGGTCGGGCAGGCCATCATCGGCGACTTCAAGACGATCCAGCTCCTGGACCTGGAGCCGCTGGCCATCGAAGCCTTCAACCAGCACAAGGACTATGCCCAGCGGAACCTGGTCTACATCCGGGCCGAGAAGCGCGCCGTCCAGCTCATCCGCAACGCCGCACGCCTGTGCGTCGTCGACCTGACCGCATAGCCATGGCTGAGCCGATCATCATCGTCGGCGGCGTCCGCTACCGCAAGGAGGACGCCGCCCGCCTCGGCCTGACCGAGGACTCCGGCACCCCGAAGAAGGCAGCGAAGGCGCCGGCGAAGAAGGGAGCAGGCGATGCCGGAACCGTATCTGGCGCCGCCGGAGGAGCTGGCGACGCTGACGAAACTGGAAGCGTCCAACCCATCTCTTCTGCTGGCGCTCGACAGGGCAAGTGAGAGGTTCCGCCAGGCGGTAGGGCACCCGGTACACCACGTCGTGGGCGACGAGATCGTCCTGGACGGGGACGGTACCGAGACCCTGCTGCTGCCCGCCGCCCCGTTCACCGACATCACCATCCTGGTGGGCGGGGCGGCGGTCACCGACTTCGAAGCGAACCGGCGCGGCGGTGTGCTGCGCCGCAAAGCGCGGTGGCCGGACGGGCTCGGGAACATCGAGATCACTTACACCCACGGCTATGCAGTCATCCCGGGCGGGATCAGGGACGCGGTCCTGGAACAGGCCGTGATCCAGCTCAAGGTCCCCGCCGGGGTGCAATCCGAATCCGCCGGCGGGCAATCCATCACCTGGGGGGTCACGGCCGCGACCGGAGTCACCCAGAAATGGGCCGAAGCGGTCGAAGTGTACCGGCTCGGGCGGGGGGACCGGCCATGAGCCTCGTCTCGTTCGCGAACCACCAGATCACCGTGATCCGGCCCGGACGGTACAGGGACCACGGCTCCTGGTACGACGACTGGGACAACCCGGAACCGCCTCGCGTCATCGAGGGCTGCGTGGTGTTCCCCGGGGTGTCGGTCGAGGACAACGAACGGCAGGACGCCGAGAAGGTCCTCTACACCGTCCTCGCCCCTGAAGGGACCGACGTCACCTCCCGCGACAAGGTCCGGGTCGACCTTGAGCCCGGCCTGGACCTCGCCGTCTGGGGGCGGCCGCAAAGGGTGCCATCCCCCACCGGGGCGCTCGACCACGTCCACCTGGAACTCGCCGAATGGGAGGTCACCTGATGGGCTTTAAAGTCACCCTCCGCAAAGCCAACATCGGGGCGCTGCTCAAATCTGCCAGGGTCCAGGCCGAACTGAAAGCCAGAGCCGACCGGATCGCGGCCGCCGCCGGACCCGGGATGGAAGCGTCCGTCCGGGTCGGCGTGAACCGTGCCCGCGCCTCGGTGTTCACCGCGACCGAAGAGGCGCGGGACGCTGAGGCGCGGCGGAGGTCCCTGACGAGGGCGCTGGATGCGGGCCGCTGATGTGGACGTACCCAGACGCCGAGCAGCTCCTCATTGACTACCTTGACCCGATCCTCGGGGTCCCGGTCGGCACGAAAGCTGCGACCGGGACCGATTTCGTGCGCTTGTTCCGCACCGGCGGACCCAGGGCGACCCTGATCACCGACCGGCCGCTGATCGCCTTCGAAGCGTACTCGTCCCGCGGGTCCACCGCTTGGGCTTTGGCGGAGAAGGCGCGGAGGGCGGTGTTCGCCTTGGCCGGGACCGTGCTCGGGGACGTCTCGGTCAAGGACGTCGCCGAAGTTTCCGGACCGGGGAACCTTCCGGATCCGGTGTTCCCGGCCCTCACCCGATACACGTTCACGCTCGCTATCCACCTGCGCGGCAGACAGGACACCCCATGAGAATCCGCTTTTCCAACGACTACGTCACCGACGGCGGTCGGCACTACAAGGCCGGAACCGTCGCCGACATCACCGACGGCGGGCTCGCCCGCTCCCTGATCCTCCGCGGCAAAGCCGTGGCGGCACCCGACCCGGCTGCCAAGGAGCCGGACTCAGCCGCGGCTGAGACCAAGAAAACCCCGCCGAGGGACAAAGGAAAGGACTAGGCCGTGGCCAAGAACTACGACGCGATCCGCGTCTACGGAGACCTCGAATCCGAGGTTTATCTCGCGCCCAAGGGCACCACCCTTCCCACCGTGCTCACCGCCGACCCGGCGGACCCGTTCTGGGCGGTCGGTTGGTTGTCCGAGGACGGCATTTCCCTGAACGTTTCCACCGACGTGGAGAAGTTCAAGGCCTTCCAGGGCGGCACCACGCTGCGCACCAAGGTCACCTCCACCGAGAAGACCATCAAATTCCAGGCGCTCGAGGAAACCCCCGGGGTCACTGGCCTCTACTACGGGCATGGGGATCCGGTCGTGACGGGCACCGGCACGTCGGCGGTCGCGAAGATCGACCTGCCCGAGTCCGTGCCGACCGTGGAGCGCACCGCGATCTTCCGCTTCAAGGACGGCGACGTGGAGAAGTGGCTGTGCTGCGAGCTCGTGCAGATCAGCGACCGCGGCGAAGTCCCGCACCAGAACAACGCCATGACCCTGTACGAATTCACGCTCGACATCATCGGGGATTCCTATTTCCTGACCAACGCCCCGGTCTTCACCGAGGCGTAACCGAGACCCCGGCTGTCGGGGTTTCTTCCGTGGCGATGGATTCTTTGCCCCGGCAGCCGGTTCTAACCCAGCACCCAAATGAATCCATCGCCCCAAACTCCCGCCTGAAAAGAAAGTCATCGCCATGACCACCATCCCTGACAAGGCCGTCGCGAAGCGCCGCGCCAACACCACCACCTCGATCCCCGCCGGCGCGAAGCGGCCCGCCGACCACCAGCCAGCGAAGGAAGACGTCACCGGGCCCGCCGACACCCTGGTCCGCTGGCCCAAAGAAGCGGAGGGGGTCACCACCCACGAGTACCTGATCGCCGCCGAGAACCTCGACGACGCCGAACTGCTGGAGTACTTCACCGACGAGAACTTCATCGGCGCGTTGCGGATCATGCTCGGCAGGGAGCAATGGCTGGCGTACAAGGAACACGCCCGTCTGGAAAACGGCCGGGTCACCGCATCCGGGGCGGCCGACTTCCTCAACCACATCCTGGCCGAGGTGAAGCGGGGAAACTCGTAAGCCTCGCGTACCTGTTGACCCGGTTCGGTGCCGAGGTGGAAGCGGATCTGCACCACTATTACCGGCTGGACCTGGTCGACATGTACCGGGGGATTCTCAGCGTCCGCAAAATCAGTGTCCTCGTCATGAACCTTCCCCGCGGCGCCCAAACCTGGGTCGCGGTCGGCGGCGCCGGAGCGATCACCGCTGAAACCGACGCCCTGTGGATGGTCGAGCACGCGCTCTACAAGATCCACCACGCCCAGAACGGCGGAAAGGGCCAGACCCCGGAACGGCGCCCCTACCCGCCAGGCGCGCTCGAGGCGCAGGCAAAAGCGGCCAAAGCGACCCGGCAGGCCGAAGCGTTCCGGGCAAAACACTCGAAATAGGGAGGCGCGTCTTGGCTGTCGAACTCGCCACCGCATACATCAGCCTCGTGCCGACCACCGTGAACCTGAAACCGGCCATGGAGCGGCAGTTCGCGCCAGTGCAGGGCATCGCCGCAGACGCCGGCCGGGACTCTGGTAACCGCTTCGCCGAAGGCTTCCGGTCTACGACTTCCAAGGTGGGCCGGTCCCTGGGGACGGCGCTGAAAACGGGAATCTCGGTGGCCACGGCCGCCGCTGCTGCGGCCGGGGCGGTCGGTATCAAGACGGCCGCGCAGATGGAGCAGTCCGAGATTTCCTTCACGACCATGCTCGGCTCGGCGAAGAAGGCTAAGGCGTTCCTGGGGGACCTGTCGAAGTTCGCGGCGAAGACCCCGTTCGACCTCCCGGGCCTGCAGAAGTCCGCGTCCTCCCTGGTGTCCGCCGGAATCGACGCGTCCAAGGTCATCCCGATCATGACCTCCCTGGGTAACGCGACCTCCGGGATGGGCACCGGCGCTGAGGGCATCCAGCGGGCCACGGTCGCGCTGCAGCAGATGAACGCGGCCGGGAAGATCAGCGGCGAGGACCTCAACCAGCTCCGCGACGCCGGCATCCCCGTCTTCGACCTGCTGACCGCAGCGACGGGGAAAACGACCGCGCAGATCGCGGAAATGGCCGACAAGGGCAAGCTGGGCAAAGAAGAGCTGCAGCAGCTTATGAAGGCGCTCGAGACCGGAAAGGGCCTCGAGCGGTTCAACGGGCTGATGGACAAGCAATCGGCGTCCCTGACCGGGCTGTGGTCCACGTTCAAGGACACCTTCGCGATGGGCATGGCAAACGCCATCAAGCCGCTGATTCCGCTCATGAAGGACGGCCTGGGCGGTGCCACCTCCTTCCTGACGGACAAGGTGTTTCCCCGGGTGACGAAGTTCGTGGCCTGGCTGGCCGTGGCCATCCCCGGGCTGCATTCCCTGCTGACCAAGGGGGACTTCACCGGAGCGTTCGCTAAGGCGTTCGGGGTGGAAGAGGACTCCCGGATCGTCGGTTTCCTGCTGGATCTGCGGACCAACGTGTCCGGCACGTTTACCTGGTTCAAGGACGCCGTTTCCGGGCTGTACTCCTTCATCGCCAAGAACGACTACACCGGCGCGTTCGGGCGGGCCTTCGGGACCGAAGAGTCGGACGCGTCCATCGGCTGGATGTTCTCCACCCGGGACGCGATCCTGAACATGTTTGCCACCATCGGGGACGCCGCGAACGGCCTCTATGCCCTGCTGGTTCGCAACGACTACACCGGGGCGCTCCGTAACGCTTTTGGCTGGGAAGAGGACAGCCAGGCCGTTGATTTCCTGCTGAAGCTGCGGGCCGGGGTTATCGACACGGCCAAGGCCATCCGCGAGAACACCGCGAACCTTTGGTCCGGGCTGACCATGTCCCAGGCCGAGGCCGATGCGATGACGCAGCCGCTGGAGGGGGCGCAGCTCGTCGGGCGGAACATCCGCGCCTTCTTCGGGGACGTCTGGAAATTCATCCAGAGCCTCGATTTCTCCAGCTTCGACGCCTTTTTCGCTTCCCTGGGGGACGCGGGCGGGCAGCTCGGCGGCGCCCTGGGGTCCATCGGGGAATCCGTGAAGGCGCTGCTGCCGGCCATCGCCGAATTCAGCAAGCAGATGCCGGACCTGGCGACCGGAGGCGTGCAGCTCCTGGCCGGTGCCCTCGGATTCCTCGCCGACCACGTGGACACCATCATCCAGTTCATGCCGCTGATCGTGGCCGGTTTTGTCGCGTGGCGGGTCGCGCAGCTCGCGCTGAACGCCGCCGCAGCCATCACCCCGGGACTGCAACTGGCCGTGAACATTTCCCGGATCAGCGCAGCCCGGGCCGAGATGGGCCTCGCGGCAGCGCACCGGACCTCCGCGGCCGCCATCGCCGGGACCAACGCCGCAGAAAGGGTGTCCCTGGTCACCCGGCTGCGCACCACTGCGGCGACCATCGGGCAGCGGGTCGCGACCGTCGCTTCCGCCGCTGCAGCGCGGGCCGCCGCCGCCGGACAGTGGCTGCTGAACGCGGCCATGACCGCAAACCCGATAGCGATCATCGTAGTGGCGATCGCCGCCCTCGTCGCCGGGCTGGTCTGGTTTTTCACGCAGACCGAGCTCGGCCGCCAAATCATCCAGAACGTCTGGGGGGCGATCCAGGTTTTCATCGGCGCCACCGTCGCCTGGTTCCAGACCTACGTGCTCCCGACCGTCCTCGCGATTTTCCGCGGGGTCGGCGCCGTTTTTGAGTGGCTCTGGAAAAACATCATCGAACCGGTTTTCGGATTCATCGGCGCCTACATCGGTGCCTGGTGGAAGGTCGTGTCGTTCATTTTCCAGGCGCTGGTTGCCGTGATCCAGCGGGTCATCGCGCCGGCGATCCTCTGGTTCTGGAATTCCGTGATTTCCCCGGTGTTCAATTTCATCGCCGCGCTGGTGACCTGGTGGTGGAACAACATCCTGAAGCCGCAGTTCGACGCCCTGGTCTGGGTCCTGCAGAAAGTCCTCGCCCCCGCCTTTGACTGGCTGTGGAAGACGATCATCAAACCGGCCTTCGACGGGATCGGCACCGCGATCAAGTGGGTCTGGGAAAACGTCATCAAGCCGGTTTTCGACCGCCTGTCCGACGTGATCCAGAAAGACATCCCGAAAGCCTTCGACGAAGGGGTCAAATTCGTCAAGAAGGTCTGGGAGGGCATCCAGGAGATCGTCAAGGCGCCGATCCGGTTCGTGGTCAACACCGTCCTCAACGACGGGCTGATCAACGCGATGAACGGCATCGCGGACTTCCTGAAAATCGACAGGCTCCCCAGGATCGCGCTCCCGCAAGGCTTCGCCGCAGGCGGCTGGACCGGACCCGGCACCAAGTACGCCCCGGCCGGTCTGGTCCACGCCGATGAGCACGTCATCCGCAAGGAATCCCGGCGGCGCATGGAAGCAGCCACTCCGGGCCTGCTGGATCACATCAACAGGTACGGGACCGTCGCCGGTTACGCCGGCGGCGGCCGGGTCGCACCGCTGCGCGGCCAACTGTTCGTCACCAACGGCTGGAACCACGTCCACAAGGGCATCGACTACGCCGCAGCCGTGGGCACCCCGGTGTTCGCCACCCAAAACGGCGTCGTCACCCACGCCGGACCCGGAGCCCGGGCGCCCGGGGTGTGGGGCGGCAACGAGGTCCACATCGCCGGGAACGGCTTTGAGACCTGGTTCGCGCACCTATCCCAGATCCTGGTCACTCTCGGGCAGAACGTCCTCATGGGTCAACGGATCGGCATGTCGGGCAACACCGGCATCAGCTCCGGCCCGCACCTGCACTTCGGGGTGTTCTCCGGCGGCTGGCCCAACGACATCGACCCCACCTCCTACTTGGGCGGTGCCGGGCAGCCGGCTGGCGGCGGGGAAGGGTGGAACCCGATCAAGGACATCATCAGCGGGCTCATGGACGCCTTCAAGAGCACCTTCCCGAACGGCGGCTTCTTCATCGACGTCGTCGGCGGGCTCGGCAAAACGCTCATGAACGGCGTCGCGGACTTCGTCGGGCACATCTTCTCGGGATCGACCGACAAGAAGGGCTCCCTGGTGTACGACGGCGGCGGCTGGCTGGAGAACACCGGCGGGCTGCAGCTCATCGAACACCGGGCCTCCCGCCCGGACGCGGTCCTGACCGCCCCCCAGTGGGACACCATGACCCGGATCGCCGAGAACGCGGCCGCCGGAACGGCGATCACCATCGAGGGCAACGTCTACGGGAACCCGCAGGACATCGTCGACGAGCTCGACGCCCGGAAGCGGCGCGCCCTGACGCTGCACAACCTTGGCGCGATCACCATAGGAGGCTGACATGTCAGCAGGGCTGGTTTACGCGCTCCCGATCCCGCTGCCGCCGGACATCCCGATCTTCGTCAAAACCGCCGTGACGTGGACGGGCTGGGACGGCTCGGTGTGGGACCTCACCGCCTCCGATTCGGGGGTGGTGCTGGTCAACCAGGGCGTCGAAGGCCTGCACATGCCCAAATTCCGGCAATGGACCCGCCAGTCCCCCGCCGTCCCGGGGCAAACCTTCACCGGGATGGTCGCCGAACCCAGGGATGTGGTGCTGCCCTTGCTGGTTTTCGAGGACGGCACATCCCAGCAATGGATCGACCGGGACCGGGCCTTCTGGAAATCCCTTCACCCCGGCAAGGAAGGGACCTTGACCGTCAGCGCCGCGGGGGTCGGCACCAGCCGGTCCCTGCGGCTGCGGCTGGTCCCCGACGCGCACTCCTACCCTGTGGACCCTGCGTTCGCGTGCTGGGCGCTGTACGTCGTCGCGCTCGTCGCCGACCAGCCTTTCTGGACCGGCTCGCCGATCCTGGCGAACTGGAACGCGGCCGTGGAGCAGGAATTCTACGAAACGACCGGCCCGCACCTGATCAACATCAACTCCGGGCACGCCGCCGCAGACGCCACCGTCAGCAACCCCGGGGACGAGGACGCCTGGCCGGTGTGGACCGTTATCGGCCCGGCCACGACCGCGCACGTGGGTGTCGGGGACCGGATCGTCGACGCCCCCGCCGTCGCTGCGGGGAAGGCGCTGGTCATCGACACAGACCCCAGGGTGCAGACCGCGATCGAGTACGACTACACCGCCCCCAACGGGGCGGTCGCGGAGAAATTCCTCAACCCGGTGGACCGCACCGTGGACCTCACCGGCGCGGTGGACTTCGCCCCGATCCCCGCCGGCGGAACGTCACCGATCAACATCGGCATCACCGGCGCCGGAGTGCTGCGGGTCCAGATCACACCCCTGTATTGGAGGGCATGGTGAGCGGCCAGGAGCACCCGTTCCGGATCACTGTCTACAACAAGGCCTACGTGCGGCAGGGCTGGATCGGGGACCTCATCTCCCTGGGGGTGCAGGTCACCCACAACGGGCTCGGGGAGGCGTCCCTGACACTGGGCGCCAGCGACGCGAAAATCCCGATCCTGCGCGACACCGGCGCCAGAGTGACCATCGACTACCTCGACGAGCCGCTCCTGAGCGGGAAAATCCGGGCGAAATCCGGGACAGGGCCCGGCACGGACGGGACCATGACCTTCACCGTGGTCGACGACCTCCGGCTCCTGTACCGGGTGCTCGGCTGGCCCGTCCCGGGCGCGGCGATCACCGCGCAGAACACCTCCGAATACCACACCGTCTCCGGGCCGGCGGAAACCGTCCTCAAAACCGTGGTCACCGCGAACGCGGTCACCCGGCTGGGCGAACCCGTCACCGTCGCCGCCTCCCTGGGGCGCGGTTCGACGATCACCGCCGCATTCCGTTTCCACCCCCTGGCCGACCGGCTGTTCCCCGCCGTGGATGCGGCAGGGATCGGCGTCACCGTCCGCCAGCAAGGCGCAGGCCTGCTCCTGGACTGCTACGTCCCCGAACTGCACCCGCGCACCCTCACCGAAGCGGGCGGGGTCATCACCGACTGGTCCTGGTCCCAGGCGGACGCCGAAGCCACCCATGTGGTGGTCGGCGGGCAAGGGGAAGGGACGGCCCGCACCTTCGCCGCCTACTCGGACGCCGCCAGGGTCACCGACCTGGGCGAACGGATCGAGGTGTTCCGGGACGCCCGGGACACCGGCTCCGGAAGCGTCTACTCCCAGCGGGCGACCGAAACGTTCGCCGAGACCGCCCCGAAATCCGGGCTGAGTGTGAAGTTCTCCGAAACGTCGGTGTTCCGCTACGGCGGCCCGGGCGGGGTCCGGGTCGGGGACAAAGTGACCCTGCAGGTCGGGTCCGGCCTGGAAATCACCGACACGCTCCGCTCCGCAGCGTTCTCGTGGACCCGCGACAACGGCCTCGAGGTCACCCCGGCCATCGGGGACATCACCGACAACACCGACAGCAAGTTCGCGAAGGCCATCGCCGCCATCGCGGCAGGCGTGAGGGACCTCAGGAGGAAATAGTGACGATCTCGAGCACCTTCTACGACACCAGCGCCGGGGTCCCATCCTCCCTGGTGAACGAAATCAAATGGGCGAAGGCGCACCCGGCCATCGGCGCCTCCCATTACGGAGTCGAAGGTGCCGGAGACTTCAAGGTCACCGCGCACCCCTCCACCCCCTACGCCGTCAACGTGGCCGCCGGAAAGGCGTGGGGGCGCGGAGTCTTCGACGAATCCGACGGGATCGAAACCGTGACCTGCGTCGCTCCCGGCCCTGGGGCGACGCGCTGGGACTTGATCTGCGTGCGCCGGAACTGGGGACCGGTCGCCGGCGGCCCGTCCACCGTCACCTCGGTGGCCGGAGGCACGCTGCGCGCGATCCCCGGGGACCGGCAGAACAACCCGGGCACCCTCGATGATCAGCCGCTGGCGCTCGTGCAGTGGACCTACGGGCAGACCCAGCCGACCGCGATCGTGGACCTGCGCTGCTGGGCCGGGAACGGCGGGGTGTACGCGAAGGACGAGCTCGCCCTGTCCTACCTGGCGCAGCTTGGCGCATCCGTGAAGATCGGCACCGATCACTGGTCCTACGACCTGCTCGCCAACGACGTCCCGGGCTGGGTCAACGAGGACGGGTCCGGGCCTTGGACGGCGCTGACCCTCTCCTCCGGCTGGGTGTCCAACGGCATCGCCTCCGCACGCACCGTGGGCAAGGGCGGCTTCCTGCACGTGGCCCTCGACGCCCGCTACACCACGGCATCCACGATCTCCGAGGGGGCGATCATCGCGCCGCTGCCGGTCGGGCTGCGCCCCGTGGAGCGGTGCTTCATTCCCGGCACCACGAACACCTACCACAACGGGACCGTCTACTCCGTCCACTCCGGCGGCATCGCGGTCGGCCCGTTCCCGATCGGTGTCGTGTGCCAGCTCAACGGCATCGCACCGCTCAAATAAGGAGGACGCGCCGTGACCGATTACCCCTTCGACATGCAGCTTGTCGTGGATCCGAACCACCCCGAGAACGTGGTCCGGGACGCCGCAGTGACGATCTTCGATGCCGCAGACACGGCCGGGACCACCCCCCTGACCCTGACGTCTCCGGCTGGGCTGCCGATCCTTAACCCGCTGATTTCCAACCCCAACGGCTTTCTGCAGCCCTTCATCGCGTCCGTTCCGCAGGTCATGTGGAAATCCGGGGTTTTCCAAGGCTTCTTCAACTCCTACGTCGGGATGCGGAACGAAGCGATTGCAGCGAAGGACGCCGCAGCAACCTCCGCCGCGGCGGCGGCGCAGTCCGCGCTCAACGCCCAGGCACCCACGGACGCCCAGGTTGATGCGGCGGTGGACCGGGCGGACATCCCGGCCCAGGTGCAGGCCGCGACCACCACTGCGGTGGCGGGGAAGCTCGACACGGCGACTGCGGTCACCACCTACGGGGACTTCCAGACCGCCCTGGCGAAATGGACGCCCAGGATCACCGCGTCGAAGGTCCAAGCCGACAAGCTGACCGATTGGTTCACCGCCCTGGGCACCGGGAAGGCGCAGATGCTGGCCATCGGGGACTCCATCACCGAAGGGACCGGCGCGTCCACGATGGCCCTCCGCTGGCAGACCATCCTGCAGGCGCTGCTGCGCGAGTACAAGGGCTCCCTCGTCGGCGCGACGTTCCCTTATATTGCCGCGAACCCCGTCACCTCCGTGACCGGCAAGCCGGTGGTCCTTGCCGGAACGATCACCAGGTCGAACACCTTTGGCGGGATCAGCGGCCGCTCCTCCAACATGTCCGCCGGCGCGACCGAAACGTTCACCTTCACCGGGGACCAGTTCAAGGTCCTGTACTTCATGGGCTCCACCACGGCCTTCATGAATATCGTGATTGACGGTGGTGCCCCCACGATTTTCGATACCAACAGCACCCGGCTCGCTGTCCCCGGGAACGCGGCTGCGGTGTGGACCTCCCCGATGCTGACCCTGGGGACGCACACCGTGGTCATCAGCCGGGACGCTTCCACTCCGGTCGGCACCAACACCGTCGTCCTGGGCGGCATGGTGACCTACAGCCAGGACCAGAGCACCGGCATCCGGATTCTGGACGGCGGCTACCACGGCGCGAACTCGGGCACCGGCATCGACTGGAACCACACCGGCAAGAACACGGTGGCCGCCGGCGGCGCGGACCTGGTCGCCATCGCCTTCGGGATGAACGACGTCCCGACGAACGGGGTCGGCGGGACCGGCTCCGCGCAGTTCAAGACCAACATCAACTCGATCATTTCCAAGCTCCGCGCCGAGGGTCTGACGAAGTCCTACCTGCTGATCGGCATGTACCAGGGCAACTCGAAGTACACCGCCGACTGGACCCCGTACATGACCGCGCTGTCTGAGATCGCCGCCGGAGATTCGAAGATCGCGTTCCTGAACCTGGGCCTGCACATGCCCGCCCCGCCCAACCCGTACAACCTGGCTGGCGGGCTCGGCCTGTATGCGGACGGGCTGCACCCGTCCGATAACGGGCACTCGTGGATGGCGCAAACCATCGTCTCCGCGCTCAAGGCATGACCAAAAGCATAAATGTCCAAATGGGCAAATGGGTAAGAAGGGGGACCATATGGCCAATCACCGGCCGCGCCTGCTCCTGCTGCGGGAGCCGGTCATGATCAACGCGGCACAAATCGTCGGGAACCTCGCAGCCGCCGGGGCAGGCCTCCTCGCAGCAGTCGGCGGCCTGCCCACCCTCGTCACCGGAACCATCGGCCCGGTCCTCGCCGTCGGCGTCGGCACCGTCCTCGTCATCGGCGGCCTCCTGGGCACCTTCGCCGTCCTCCTGGGCCTATGGTGGCTCGAACGGGTCGCGCTGCTCATCACCGGCCTGGGCTGGGTCCTGCTGCTGCCCGCCTCCCTGGCCGTGGCCACCTCCGGCCGCAGCTTCGCGGTGTGGCTGGTCGTCGCGCTGATCTTCACCGCGCTCGGCGACGTCGTCAAACGGTACGCCCGCATCGGCTGGGCCTACCTGGATCCGGCAAGGAAGTGAGGGTGGCGATGACCCCGGAAACCATCACCGCTATCGCGACCGCCGTCCTGGGCGTCGGCGGCCTCGCCGGAATCATGCCCAAGGTCATCGAAGGGATCACCGCGTGGCGTTCCGGGCGGGCCGCGTCCGAGAAGGGCCGCAACCAGACCCTCCTCGCCCGCCTCGCCGCCGCCGAAACCCGGGCCGAAACCGAGGCCGAATTCCGCCGGATCATCGAAGAGTACGCCGGACGGCTGCGCCTGATGCTCATCCACGCCGGCGTCACCGAGGACCGCATCCCGCCCTGGCCGGTACGCAACCTCAGCAAGAAAGGCTAAGCCCATGGATTACACCGTGCTGGACAACGCCGCCCTCTGGGCCCTGGCGGTCGGCTTCGTGTCCCCGCCCGTCATCGCCCTCATCCAACAGCGCACCTGGTCGCCCAGGGTCAAAGCGCTCATCGCGTTCGGATTCGCGCTGATCGTCGCAGCGGTCACCGCCTACTTCAACGGCCTGTTCACCGTCCCGGACATCGGCAGGCTCGGGCTGCTGATCTTCCTCTCTGCCGTCGCCTCCTACCAGGGTTTTTGGAAACCGACCGGGGTGGCACCGGCCATCGAGAAGGCCACCTCCGTCGCCCAGGGACCGGAGGTGCCTGATGATGCCTAAGCTGCCGGACAAAATCACGGTCGACCTGCCAGGGCAGCGGCTGCTGATCGACGGCGAGGAAGTGACATGGCCGATCGAGGCCGGAGGGATCGACGTCCTCGAGCTCGGCAGCCGCGAAGGCATCGCCGTCGTTCAAGTCCGGCTCCTGGCGCGCACCGCCGAAGTGATCCCGGCCCGGCCGCCCGGTTAGGATGACCCCCGTGAAACTGCACCGATTCCTCCTGGACACCTTCAACGGCCTCAGCGATTTCCTCGTGGCCGCCGCGTTCGTCTTCGAGCGGCTCCGGAACGCCACCGAAACCCCGCACACGATGCGTACCGCCCGGGGGAACCTGCTCATGTGGGCGGGCGCGTCCCTGATCGCCGCGAACGGGCTCTTCTGGCAGGTCCTCGCCGCCGGAACCGCAGGGGAATGGTGGTCCTGGTGGTACGTCATCCACGGCCCATGCCTCGCCCTCGACGTCGC